AGGTTACACCTACACTCACCACCTTTTGAATGATCACAACCTTGCAATCATCAAGGAAGCAAACAACAACGGGTTCACAATCAATGCGTCTTGTGAGTCTGTAAATGTTGCCGATTATGTTATGACAGTGCTCGGAATCCCTGCCGTTGCTGTTGTTAATTCTGAAGAATCCCGCCGATTCTTTACAACAACCAACGGACGCAAAGTTGTAGTTTGCCCTGCCAAAATTCATGACAATGTTACATGTTCAACTTGCGGCATTTGTGCTAATCCCAACCGCTCTGTTGTTGTTGCTTTTCCTGCTCATGGGACAGCAAAGAAAAAAACAAACAGCATTGTGACAGTCGGTTAAGTTGCACACCGGGGGCAGGCAACCTGCCTCCCCCGTGTTTATACTGTAGAGGTCAACCACACCAGACGACATGTTCACCTCTTTCACCAACCGCCAGTCCTTCGGTGCCACCTATCAGTGGGCAGTGCTCAGCACCCTCCCCATGGACTCTGACAAGACCCGTCACGGTCTCCGCGCCACTGAGGTCAATCAGGCGCTGGGGATGCCTAAGGAAGCACGGACGACCCTGACCCTGCTGCTCAAGCGTATGGCAGCGGAGGGCATGGTCCGCCGCTACGAATACAAGGTCGGCAAGCGTCCGTTCATCACCTACAAACGGGTGATGCCACTGCGGAAGCGGGAGCACGTCGCACGGTTCATCTGGGGAGTGTGACAGTCGGTTAAGTTGCACAACGGGCACCGCAAGGTGCCCTCTCCAACCCTTATACTTACATCAGTTCACACCACACCACAATGGACTTTCACAACACCTCCCTCAGCAACCACGAGTACTGGGAGATGCAGGCAGACAAGGAAGAGGCACTGGCAATCGCCAACCTCAGCACCTCCAACTGCTGGCAGCACGATGGTTTCATGGACTTTTACCGGGACGTGTGCGACAGCGCCACGAAGCAGGCAGAATCACCCTACGGCGGGTTTGACTACAGCGATGCCTTTGATGACGGAACGCCCCTGGAGATGATCATCGAAGCGTATCAGGATGGCGACACCGCCGCTGAGACCGCTGAGGCACTGCTGCAAGGGGAAGCAGAGCAGGCGGTTGAGGGGATCATCTCAGAGGGCGGAATCTTCTGATTCCCTTAACATTCGCGGGGCGGTAACGCCCCTTTTTTTAACATTCTGTAACTGGGCACAGGTTCTACCTCCATCCTAGCACACCACCCCCACCCTAGGTCAACCCCCTGAACGATCAGCGATTCTTATCGGTCAGGGGGTTGGCAGGTGCCGCCGATGCTGTAGGATAACTGCAGTTCACACCACACCACTCCGATGAACTTCTCTTCCCTCACCTTCTCTGATCATAGTGTCATCAAAGGTGGCACCCACGCCCACCACATCTTTGAGAATGGTTGGGAGATCTCAGTTGTAGCGGGTCCAAAGGATTGCGGTCTTAAAGGTGACATCAACCACGACACCTTTGAGGTGGCAGTGATTCGCCCCAATGGCATCATGTTGGAGGATGTTATTAACTGGCAGACTCCAGTTCAGATCACCACCATGATGCGATTGATTGCGATTCTATAAAGAATTGGGAGCATCTTTGCTCCCTTTTTTTATACTTTTTGCCACCAAAAAAAGGTTCTACCTCTATCCTAGCACACCACCCCACCCTCATCGGAAACGTTACAGAATTGAAATAATTATTTCAGGGCAGGTTCCGTGACGACCATTTCATCATCAGGCGTACCCCCGCCCTCTTTCGGTTGTTGAAACAACAATAAGCGATCCTGACCCATAAAACCGCCACCCTGTACCAGTTTGCAAACCGTCCACTTTTTTGGCACAGGGTCAGGATCTGGGGCATTATGTATTCAGTTCAAACCCACACCACCATGAACTCCCTGCAACGCCTCCACATTCAGCAGACCGTTGAGGATCTGCAAGAACTGGAAAAGTGGATCAGCAACCGCAAGCAATGGGATTCATCCATGACACTTGAGAACTACGAACAGACCTACGCCTTCGGGTGCGGGTATGCCAAGGGCATCAGCGGGATGCTACGCGACCGCCTGACCCATATGCTGGAGATGGATCAGGCAGAGCAGGAACTGCTGGCGGAACTGGAGGCATAACCCCATATCCTAGCACACAGAGGGGGGGCAATGCCCCCTTTTTGTGATTTTTTGCAATAATTATTTCCTGGCAGGGGCGGTGGCGATGGATTGATCAGGCAGTTACCCCACTGCCGTTGGTCTGTGTTGTTGAAACAACAATAGGGCCGCGGCAGCACGTATGGGGGACACCGTGTGCCACTTGCCCAATTGGTTTGACTGTCCTATTGGAAGCAGCGGCGTTGGCCGCGGCAACCCACAATCCTAGCACACCCGCGCCTTTAAAATCCGATGTTTATTTTTCGACACAAAGCGTCCGGTGGTGCCCTGGGCATGTATTATTAGATCAGTTCACACCACACCACAGTGACCTTCATCCAACAGCACCCCAACTCCCCGTACTTCGGTGATACCGTCTCATTCACCCCCATGGGTGATTATGTCTTAGTCGTCGCTGATTCTCAGATGCTGATGATGACACGGGAAGACGCCCGCATCGAATGGGCACAGAACCGCGATCAGGGTTGGCACCGTATCAAGTAATGTAACAGGGGGGCGGCAACGCCCCCACCACCGTCGTCTCTCTGGGGTATTGATCCCCAGTTTGCCTACTGCAAGCAGCGGCGTTGGCCGCGGCAACCCACAATCCTAGCACACCGCGCACCATGACCACAATCGAACAGCACTGCCAGGCGCTTGTTGATCGCCTGCAGGAGAAAGCAGAGGATGGGATCACGTTTGATCACCACACCACACACACTTACGTCAGGATCACCCGGAGCGACCTTAACCGCCCGTTTGCTTACGTCAACAAGCAAACCGGTGCTCTCTACCTTGCAAAGAGCAAGGATGGACCCCAGAAGAGCGGTCCTAATGGCGGGGTACGTTATGACCTTATGGACCCACAACAGCGTCAAGAATGCTTTCGCAAGGCAGAACCGAGCGGTCAATTCCTCTATCAGATCCAACGCCACTGGCACCTAATCAAGTGAAGACCATTCGGGCAAGTGGCACACAAGTCCAATAGAGCGTCTGCCCCAACCGTTAAACTTACCTCAGTCACCACCAACCAATGTCCTTCAGAATTTCCGCCTTCCCAACTCAAACCCACTCAATCCGCTGGCGGCAACACAACGCCATGGGGCAGTTTATTGACTTCTGGATCACACCTGATCACCGTGATTACCTCAACGGTGTGACCCCATGCTCCACTGATCGCGGAGAAATTATTAATCTCTTCGAAGAAATGTTCGGAACAAAATGAAACAAATTGAATTGCAGAAGGCATGGCAACATGCCTTCTCCGAATGGCATTTTCATCGCACTCAAATTACCGAAAATGAAGAACAAATTGCCAGACAAAATTACATTCAATTTGTCAAACAAATTAGATCGAGATTGTAAACTAGACTACAAACTAGACTACAAACTAGACTATATGTAACGTGTATGTAACGTGTATGTAATCATACTATACTAACATTACATGTTACGCACATATGCACATCATTCACACATCATTCACACATCACTATTAATCATGCGTTGGATTCATTCAGGTAACAAATCACGCCCAGATAAGCGATTCAAGAATATTCTAACACCTAAGAAAGGTGCGGCAAAGAATAAAAGAAAGAAGAAATAATCTTATATCCTAAGAAGATTTTCTAGGGTATTCTTTACATTACATGTCAGTGGTGTGGTGTTGGAATGTAAAGAATACCCCATAAAGTCCTCTGGGTTTGCACACCTATCCTATTCAATTTCCCATGTTCAATGTTATTCTAGCGACAAAATCTTGAATGTCAACTTATTACTTACACTTTGAAATATGATTCTGTCAGTATTTCAAAACAACATAATTTAGAAAATGTTAAGATAACATTTTCACAATTCCTTAATTGTTATCGCAATCGTTGCTTGTGTTTATGTTAGGTGCAATCGTAATTTATTCTTGTGTTTATGTTAGGTGCAATCGTAATTTATTCTTGTGTTTATGTTAGGTGCAATCGTAATTTATTATTGTGTTTGTGTTAGGTGCAATCGCAATCGTTGCTTGTGTTTGTGTTAGGTGCAATCGTAATTTATTTCTAATTCTTTAACCTAACTCATTTTTTTAGTTTTTAACCACACTGGTGCCCGATCCGTCAAGCGGTTTGGCGATAAGCATCGCTAATCAGACGGATCTGGATTTTGGTATCAACGGATACCATTATTCCCTTGCGGGATCCTGACCTGCCGTGTAGATTAACCCTGTCGTTAATCACACCACACCGACATGCCCATCATCAACGTTTCTGAGATCTCCGATCCTAAAGAGCAAGTCGCCCATTTCATTGAGTCGATCAAAGAACAGAAGTTCAAGGTTGAATACGAAACAAGCGTGCTCAAAGCGCGTCAGGAGATGTTGCTTGCTCTGATGGATTCTCTCCAATTAGAGAGAATTAAAACAGACAAAGGTTCGGTTACAGTGTGCGCTGGAAAGCGTACAGTTTCTGTAACCGATCGTAAATTAAAAGCGGAAATTAAGTTACTTCAAGAACGCGGAGTTCACACCGGTAAGTGTGAAGAACGGATCGGGCAACGTTATTGTATGATTCGCCGCTAAGTTGCAAATAGGGAGGCACAATCGCCTCCCTTAATTAACCCTTTCACCTATTCAATTCCACCATGTATTTCTACAACGACCGTCGCAATTTTACCGCTGTTATGTGTAACCCTAACGGCAAAGGTTTTATTGTCACTGCAACAAACCTCGCCAAAGGTGAGACGATAGAAGTCTCAAACGTCATCGAATCTATCGAGGACGCTGACTATCGGGCGAAACGTTTCGCCGGTTTGCATACCTTTGAACCGGTCAATCCTGAAGAAATTGAACAGTATCTCTCAGAAAGATTAGGTTTCTGAGTTACATTTAACGGGGACAATCCTGTCCCCTTAATTAACATTTTTCACCCTTAAATCCCATGCCTTCAGCAACACTTACCAGCAACAAATTTGTCCGCCTTGATTGGAAGTTTAGCAGTGTAGAAAAAACGGCAAAAGTCTTATTTAAGATTAATCGTAACGGTCACATTTCCGAAGAAAATCTCCGTAACTACATAATCAATTGTGCCACGAATTACGCCATGGATTGTGTCACAAATAACGAAAAACCTACGATAATGGGAACCGGCGGGTGGTATGTTTCATTCTTCGAGACAGAATCATCGGATTATTCACACGGTGTAGAGGTAACTTTAATGCCTTACGCTGTTGAGAAGTACCTGGAAAATCAGGGTCTTATGTGAGACTTATGGGGGCAGATATTGCCCCCCTAACTGATAGTATTACAGTTCGTAAATGACAGTAACCGGGGGGGCGATTTTTTGTATTTTTTGCCCCATGCCCGCCCCCGTATATAAAACGCCTAACTACCCTAAGCTATAAAGTGTTACAAACGCCTATTAAAAACCGCGCCCATAAAAAAATCCCACCAGGGGGTCACCTTCCCCAAAAACCCACAAAATGCTATATAATGCAAGAAAGGAAATCCTTCCCATGGAAAAAAATCGCGCAGAAAATTTTACGACTATAGAGGTCGATCAAGTAACTGGGGAGTATTATGTAGTGATTCCTCAATGGGTATGTGATGAGCAAGGATGGTATGAGGGCACAGAAGTAAACATCGAGGTCGAGAGTGATTGTATTATCATTCGCGGGGTCGATTGATGCACAAGAGTGCCGTAGAATACGTGCCGTAGAATACGTGCCGTAGAATACACGGCGCGATTGACACCTCATATATAATACGGTATGATACTGAAGTAACCAATTTCTATTATGGCTAAAGGATTTACAGTAAAGGCAAAGACACCCAAACCATCAGAGAGCGCCCCAGAATGGGATTACGATGCTGCCAGAGAAATGCTACGTGATAAAGCAGTAGTGTTCTGTCTGCCAGGTCGTGGGGTATCTTATGCATTTCTCAAAAGTTTTGTACAACTTTGCTTCGACTTGGTAAAATGCGGAGCAAGCATCCAGATCTCGCAGGATTATTCCTCAATGGTGAACTTTGCGAGATGCAAGTGTCTAGGAGCGAATGTACTGCGTGGACCGGATCAACTTCCGTGGGATGGTAAGTTGAAGTATGATTATCAATTATGGATTGATAGTGATATTGTATTCAACACTGAGAAGTTCTATCAATTGGTATTGATGGACAAGGATATTTCTGCTGGTTGGTACTGTACTGAGGACGGTCGCACGACATCTGTTGCTCATTGGTTAGACGAAGAGGACTTCCGTGGTAATGGTGGTGTGATGAACCATGAGACGTTGGAGAGTATTGGAAAGCGTCGTAAGCCATTCACAGTGGACTACACAGGATTCGGATGGGTCTTGATCAAGAACGGTGTATTTGAGCACGAAGAGATGAAGTATCCATGGTTTGCACCAAAGATGCAGGTCTTTGAATCAGGTAGTGTACAGGACATGTGCGGAGAGGACGTATCTTTCTGTCTCGATGCAATTCAGGCGGGCTTTGAAATCTGGTGCGATCCACGCATCAGAGTTGGGCACGAAAAGACAAGGGTAATCTGATATTCATCGCAATTTGCGTCTTGTGTATTCTTTTAAGGATGGCACAGGGCGCTTCGCGATCTCGTATCAGAGCATTGTAGTCCAGGATTTCTCGTCCAAGGTACTTGACGGCATATACGGAAGTGGTATAATGACTTATGTCACACACATGACATTCCGTTTAATCTCGTCAAAATGACAAAAGATCACATTTTCTGTCACATCAATGAAAGAAAAGTACAATGTCTATGTAAAAGGCGAACTAAAACATGCTCATCTTTCTGAAGAAGAATTCTTCGACATAATGGAAGATTATGCGAAAGGGTTCTATGAGAATGGAACCATCAAATCTGATCAAATCACCTACAAAATCGTTATTGAAAACTAATTATGGCACGTTCTAAAGTTGGACTTGTAAAAACTAATTTTACTCCAGGAAAACCAAAAAAAACTCGGCAAGGGTGTGGGAAACACACTAAGTATGCCGCGACAAGTCGTAACAATGCTCGTAAACGTTATCGAGGACAAGGACGATGAAGACATTTGATAAAATCCTTAGTTATGTTTTCGTCGGTTTTATTTCTATTGTTGTCTGGGAAGTAGGACATCCATATTTTCTAGGTAGTCATGATGACCATCATCACAGTCATCCAAGCAACGAACACGTTAGAGATTATAAATGATTAAAGAGGTTCCCTTCGGGGGACTTTTTTAATGCCAATAAATAAGATTTAAGTGCTAAATAATTAAAAAAGTTCTCCGAAATGGCAGTAACAAGGGTATCTAGATCCTTCAAAGATATTAGTTTATCCTTTGAACCACATCCCGTGACAAAGGATTTACCTGTTCTTACGAATAGAAATGCTATTATAAGATCTGTCCGTAATTTAGTTGAAACGATTAGAACTGAAAGATTTTTTCAATCTAACCTAGGATCAGATGTACGTGATAGTTTATTTGAAATTATGGATTATGCTACGGCGACAATCCTTAGAGAACAGATTCTTGAAGTTATTACAAATTATGAACCCAGGGTTGAAAATATTGACGTTGAAGTAGAACCAAATATTGATGAAAATAATTTTGAGGTCACCATAATCTTTGATATTATAGGTCAAGAAATTCCTACCCAATCGTTTACCTTCATCTTAGAGGCAACCAGATAAAAAAATGCCTTTTACTAAATTCACTAATCTAGACTACGGTCAAATAAGACAATCAATCAAAGATTATCTCCGTGCAAATTCTAATTTTACGGATTTTGACTTTGAGGGGTCTAATTTTTCTATTTTAATTGATACGTTAGCATATAATACGTATATTACTGCATTCAACACTAATATGGTTGCCAATGAATCCTTTTTGGATTCTGCAACGATCAGAGAGAATGTCGTATCTCTTGCAAGAAATA